GGCAGGCGCAGCATTGCTCGACTGATCCGCATCCGCGGCGTCAAGGTTTAGCGTGCCAGCGGTGGCAGCATCGATAAGACTCCATGCATCTTGAACTTCTTTGCTCACTTTGCGCTCCATCCCAGCTATCCGGCTGGGCCTGATTGGTTTGCGCTCCAAGCTACGGAGCGGTTACGCCACACGCATTGGCGTATGGCTTGGCGCGATTCTTAAATAAAAGCCAGCATTTCAACGGGCGTAAAAAAACCCGCCGAGTGGCGGGCTTTTGTTTGTCCTGGGCGGGATCTACTCAACGATCAGCCAATCTTCAGCCAGAATATCGGTCTGCGATGCAAGCCAACCCATGAGGATTTCGTCGGTCGCTGTTTTCATGATGATGCACGGCAACACCTGAGTTGTCACATCGCCGCCTGAAGCGGTGTTTCTGGCCTTTTCATGAGCAAACTTGCTAGTGTGTTTATTCCAAAGAACGTCCGGGTAAACCTTGCGTCCCTCGCCAAGGCATAGCCACATTCCTTTGCCGTTCCAGCCAGTCCGCGCCACCTTGGCGCCCCGCTTCATCGCCTCGACGGCCAGGCCGAATACCATGCCGATAGCCGGCCGATAGGCGCGCTCAAAAACATCCTTCGGCGACCACGAGATATAGCCGGAAAAGTCAGGATGGTTCGGCTCTCCGCCATCAACGTACTCGACCAGATAGCCTTCATCATCCGGATTCTCGTCGGCCGGAACTGTCCAGCCGCGCAGCTCGTTGTATTCCTCGCGGGTCATTGCCTTGGCGTTTGTCTTATTGACGCCGATATAGCGGTTCATCGGCAAGCCTCTTCGGCTGCGTGAATGGCGCTGCGCAGTTCGTAGCCCATCAGCGGCCACAGTTCATCCTTGGAGTTGCCGATGGCGACCTCCTCGCCGATCTCGGCATTGTCGTTCGCGCTCGATACGGAGCAGGACGGCTTCCCGACAACGGCGAAGCCATTGCGCGTAGTCAGAATAGCCCAGCGCAGAACCTGCCCTGTCTTGGAAACGTGCTTGACGATTTCCGTATCAACGATGTTCGCCTCGATGTCAGACGGCTTGATGCGCGGCGCCGTCAGCCCTTTGGCCTGAATCTTCTGCTCGATTGCTTGGTCACTCATTGCGATACTCCTTGAACGTTATCGGCGGTCGTCGCCGTTTCGATACCATCCATGCCGGATGACGCTTGCTGCGGAACCGGCGGGAATGCCGGACTGGTGTTTTCCTGTACGCCAGGCGGAAACTCCGGCTGCGCGGCATTGCCAACAGGCGGCAACCCGTCTGGCACAAGGAAATTCGGATCATCGCCAGCCGGTGACGGCAACTGGAAGCCAGAATCCTGCATCACCTTGTCGGCAATCGGCGTAATCAGCGGCATCTGAACCACCTGGGCGCCGGTCTGCATGGCCGTGAACATGGATTGAACCGTTGTCTGGACCGCCTGCGACACGATGTTCTTGATTTGCGCATCGGTCAGCCGTTCCTTGTTGGCGATTTCGCGCTCCTTCAGGTCATGCATCAGTTCCTGCTTGATCTGCTCGCGCATCTGGTTCGGGTCGGTCTGGCCGGAAGCATTGCGGATGGCCTCGACCACCTGCTTCTTGCGCGGCAAATCCATCAGGTCGACCATGAACGGGAAGACCACCGACTGCATTTCTTGTGGCATCGCCTTGATCGACTCGGACAGCGAGTTCAATTGCTGCGCCCGGAAGCTGCTCGAACTCGGCACATCCTCAAGAGAAACCTTCATTCTGGTACGCAGCACATCGTTGCTCAGGTACTGCAGGCCGGTATCCGGATCTTGCTCGGGTTTGTTCAGGATGACTTCGCGCGCCTCGTTGAGAACGTCGCCCTCGATCACAACGACTTCCTGCTCGTGGCCGATGTCCTCGATTTCCATCGCCAACAGCATTTCTCCGACCATCGCACGGGCTGACTTGAAGTTGTCCATCAGGTCGGCAATCGAAACCTGCGACTGCTCAAGCTGGGTCTGCTCCTGCAGCCCGGAGCGAGCGGTGCCTTGTTTGCCCTGCATTGCCGCCGTGATACTGCCGACGCGCTCAATCGACGCCCGCGAATCGGCCATCAACTGGAATTGCTGTGCGTTGAGCTGGAAATCGCGCTTGACCTCGAAGCGGGCGCCTGGATTGGACCGGAAATGCTCGGCGTCCAGAACAATGTCAGCATCCGGCCGAGCAACCTGCCGGCGGAACTGATCGTCGGACATCGCTACCGCGCCCTTGGTCCGCTCGGTGCGAGTCGCCGCCATGCCCCAGCGCAGCTTGGCAATCGTACTGTTGAGGTTGTCTTGCGGGAAAACCATGTCACGCACCAGCGCAAACGGAATGCCGGTCATGTCCTCACGGTAGCCCCAGAACGGCACATACTGGAAGTGCGGATGCGGATGCGGGCTCGGCGCATCATCCAGGCGATGCGGGCCAAGCCAGTAGCTGCGACGAACGCGGGCCGCCGTGGTTTTCTCAAGGACGCCCTGCCCCGACATCACCGCCGCTTGATGGGCGGCATTCTCGGCGTCGAACTCCACCACGCGACCGCCGCGCATCTTGAGGACGTAGATATTGACCCAGCGGCGATACCACAGCTCGACGATGCATACCTCGTCGGTTTCGCGGCGATACCAAGCCTGCTCCTTCGTCGTCCAGGCGCGGTTGATGTTGGCGCCTGGCTGAAAACCGGTACTCAGGCCGCCTTCGACGACATAACCGCCGTAGCCACCCATGCCGCTGGCCGCGTCGGCGCCATCGATCAACTCCTTGAATTTCGGGAAAGCCGCCTTGGCACGCGACTTCTTGACGAACTTCTCGCGCAGCAGCCAACCGGCATCGCTCAGATTGGCCTCCTTGGCGCGCATGTCCCAATAAATCTCGTTGCGATGCACATAGCGGCAGCGCTTGTTGTAGCCGAACGGGTCATTCGACCTGGCCACCTCAACCCAGCCGAGACCGATGCTGCACTGCGGCCGGAAGGCGGCACTCATCGCCTCGTCGGCCTTGGAATGTCGCTCGGCCTGATTCAGCCGGTAGTTCAGCGCATCGGCCACATCCTGGCCCTGCGGATCGCCATCAGGCGTCACGCGCCAATCGGTGCGCGTCTTGGCCTCGTAGCCGCAAACAGCCGCAATTGCCGGGCCGATCACGTTTTCCTTGGCCGGAGGAATGCCAAGATCTTTCAGCTTCTGCAACAGACTGGAATCCAGTTGATTGCCATCGACGTAATCCGCCTCGGTGTCGGCTTGTAGGCGCCAAGGCGGCTGATCGATAATCTCGTCAATGATGGCCGCGAATTCCTCGGTAGTCATCGAGTCGCCAAGGTCGGCGGATTTGGGCGGTTTCGTGTAGTTCATGTCATTGCCTCGTTACGTTCGCCAATCGGCGGGTGGCGGCTCTTCGTACTGCACTTGCATCACATTCGGCATTACCGGGACTGACTGGCCGATATAGCGAAACATGTCGGCGCCATGAGAAAACTCGTCATGCAGCGGAGCCATTGGCTCATTTGTCTGAACGTGCAGCGCCCGGCGATAGCGCTTCAGACATTCCAGCAGGCGAACCGTCTTGGTTTTGTCGAAGTAGCAGCGCGGGAACATCATGCGAACAGCCTTGATGCCCTCTTCCACGCTGGTCTGAGCTAGAACAATCGGCTTACGGCCCATTGCCTGCAGTTGCTCTTCCGTACTCTTGCCGGTCTGGAAGTTGCGCGTCCTGCCGTCGTGCGGAAGGTAATCGTGACCCCAGCGATACGGCCGCTTCTCAATCTGCGTCACGTACCAATCCAGCGTCCGATGGCTATCCTCGATGTAATCCAGAATGCGAACATCCATCGGGCCGCGTTGAACAAAGCCGATGGTCATGGCGTCGTTCCAGCCCAAGTCCCAGATCGTATGCACCGGCAACGTAGGGTCATAAGGAACATCGATCACCCGAGATTCGGCGTAGAGCGCCTGTATTTCGTGCTGGTAGATGGCGCCCTCGGCGACCGTTCGCGGCTTGCCTTCCCAGACATGCTCGTAATCAACCGCCGACTGGCTGCGCTTCGCCTTCAGGCGCTCTTGATTCAGCGTCTCGGGAAACCATGGATTGTCGCGCCAGTTGATTTCGCAGACCCATGTATCGTCGCTCGGCGTGGCGATAAACCGCTGATACGTCTCGTCGGTATCCATGTCCGGATTCAGCGTCATCCAGATTTCCGAGCCGTCTTTGCGGATGGTCGGGATCAGGACATCCCACGACCGCTTGCTGACGCAGTGCGCTTCCTCAATCCAGACAATATCAACGCCTTCGAACGACTTGATCGAATCGACGGTATGGCTCTGCAGGCCGGCAAACAGAAACAATGTCCCGTTTGCGCCGCGAATCTCGGTGTCAAGAACCTCGTAAAACGCCTCCAAGCCGAGCCGAACAATCGTGTCCTTGAGCAACCTGTGCACCGAGTCGCGCATGGATTTCTGCACTTCTCGCGCACACAGAATGCGCAACGGCCGATCCGCACCAAGGGCCAGCAGCGCGGACACAACCGCCCACGACTTGCCGCCGCCGCGCCCGCCGTGCATGACCTTGTAGCGCTTTGGCCGGAAAAGACCAGCGAGCTTTTCCGGCAACTGAAGTCTTACGAACGGAGCGTCCATCGCGCCCATTATTCGCTGTCCGCCTTCGGTGCTGCGCTGACGAACTCGATGGCGATGCGCGACTTTGCAAGGGCGTCATCGCCATCGGTCGCGCCTTTGTCCAATCCATAAATCACGCGCTCTTGGTCGCGCAACTTGCAGCCAATTTCCGCAAGGTTCTTTAACGCCTGCGTTACCGAAACGATGTCTTTAATCCCCTCGGCCTGTGACATCGCATTTTCCAGCATGCTTGATACAGCATTGGCTCGCTCCATATCTAGGCGAAGCCCAGCGCGGTGCTTGATAACAATCCCGGCTGCGACATCAGATGCCTGCTCAATCGCGTCTTTAATCAGCGCCGCCGATTTGCCCGCCGATTCCCTCGCCGATTGTTCAACGATTGACGCGACATCAATAGCTGCGATCTTCGCCTTGGTGCGCTGATCTATTGCCGCTGAGAGGTCGCGCGTCCATCCCTCACTCTTTGCTTTTGCGCGGACCTGCGATTCGCTTACGCCATGCTTTTTCGCAACGGCAGCGACCGTCATCTGGCCTGCACGATAATCGCGCTCTACTGCTTCCCAGTCGATGTCATTACGACGCGCCACAAAAAAATCCCCGCACCTTTGATAGATGCAGGGATTGTGCAAAACAAGCCAGCATTTCGGAGGAAGGCTTATCGCGTAAGAAATATCCGGCTCAGGAGGGCATAGTCACAGGCGCCGCGGATCACCTCGCGCTCCTTCTTGCTCCACATCCTGCCCGGGTACAGCGCGTAGAGGAATGGCTTGCTGACACACCCGGCACCCGTGATCTTGACGGTATGGCCAGCCACATAGGCCACCTCACGCTCACACAGCCAGGAAACCCCGGCCCTTACCGAGCGCTCTACCCGGTCAATGTCGATCCCGCGAAACCGATCGGCCAGTGCGTCGGCAATATCGCGGGTCGTGAATGATCTCGGCTTCCCGTCGTCATCGTCGTTGTGCAGCGCACGGAGCGCATCGAATACATCCTCTGCGGACACTCTGAAATCTGGCCGGTCCAGGGTTGAACTGACGCGGATCATTTCGACTTTGCTCATCGCCACACCTCCAATGTGATTCAAGCTATCGCCCCATGCGGATTCACGAACGGCCGGAAGCCACCAATCCGGTACGCGAAGCCGATCCCGAGCCACGTAAAGCAATCAACCTCAGCGGTTCCGTCGAAGCATTCGCCGGGCTCAACGTCCATCAGGCTGCAGGCAATCTCGTAGTCGTCCCACTCTGACCAAGTAGCGGTGAAGTCGTCGCCGACATAGCGCAGCGCGACATCCTCAGTG